AATTAAGTAAGACATTAACCTTTTTTCTTAGCCGTAGGTTTTTTCTTTGGCTTTTTACCTTTACCAAAAATATGAGCATCAACCTTCGCCGCTTTACCTCCAGTTAGCACAGAGTTTACACGAGCCATTGCCCATTGGTTTGGTGTTGTTCCAGGACGATGCCCAGTTTTATAAGCGGCGAGCCCCTTATTGTAGACTTGACGTAATTGTCCAGCCGTAACCTTTTTACCTTTTGCTCTAGCTTTTTTAGCTTTTTCAGCTAATGTTTTACTTACGTTTGCTGACACGTTTTTTCCTCCTCTTACTTGGCATTAAACCTTTATTGACTGCTCTAGCTCTTTCGCTAAAACCTAACTTTTTTCCACTTTTAAGTTTTTTTCTTATTGTTTCTAGCTTTGCTACCATTTTTCTTTTTTCTCATAGTTGCACCTTTTATAATATCTCCACGAGTTATTTTATTAAAAGGTGGTGTTAACGAAGCTAACTTCTTTTGCTTGGGTGTCAGTTTTTTCTTCATTTCTTTTTACCTCCATACATTTTTCTAAATCGTTTTGTGTACACAGACTCTTTTGTTTTTCTGCGTTTACCTTTTTTAAAATCTGTACTGAACTTATAAGCAGATGGATCATTATCTGCTTTAGGTGCATTACGTTGTATTTCCTTACGACGTTTAGCACGCTCTGTGCTTGATAAACCTTTTAAATATTTTTCTGGTATTTTACGTTTTGTTTTCTTTTTGGCTGGAGGTTTACTTACTTGTTTACGCATTTGTCCTCTTGTAATAGCCATTTTAAATCAACTTATGTAAAAAAGGGGTTATAACTATTAGAACGGCAAGCCCCCAAAGTTTAACATCAAACTTATCAAGACTCTTTTCTATACGTTCATATCTTTTTCCGCACTCTTCTTCGTGCTTTTCTAATAATTTTAAAACTTCGTTAGCTTTCATTACCATGCCTTACATGACCAATATCTAGCACTAAATTTATCTTTAGCTGTATCACATCTATGACGTGCTCTAAATGATTTTCTACGTCCTGGTTGATCTTTTTTTATTGTCATATTTGGATCACCAAACCTTACCAGTTTAATTTGACTACCTTTTTTAGCAAGTACAGCAGATTTTTTAGGACCTCCAGGAGTACGTTTAGGTTTATTAAATCCTGGAAAAGTCATCCCTCGGTAACTAATTTTACCAGAGGGAGTCCTTTTAACATCTTTAGTAGTAGCCATTAACCGTATTCCTTCGCCACTTGCAGTATAATTGTATAACTATCCGCACTTGTATGTCCTACGGTTGTAAACTGTATGTCACCAGTTTTACCAGATCCTGCATTATTTGGTATACCACCAAACCCAGAGTAATCATGAAAGCCACTTTGGTTTTCACCTAACTCAATAGCAAGAACATCAGAGGTTGCGTCAAATAATATTTGGACTTTCATACCGATACACTGCCACCATATTTTTTGTATGGAAGCTCCAGTACAAGCCTGACCAATAGAATTATTAGCTAATGCACTGACGTCTACTTTAGTAACAGCACTTTCACCTGATCCATCAGAAACATTTGTGAATTTTAAAACTGCTGTTTTACTACCATCAATGATAGTTTGTGTAGCAACTGCATCTGCCATATAAGCCTCCTATTATTGATCAGCAAAAGCTGGGGCAGTAGTTGATGTAGCATTACCAAAAATTTGATAATTAGTTGTGTTTATACCCATAATTGTAACATCAAATCCAGCAGGAACATTAAATTGTATACTACTATTTGAGCTACCATTTGAGAATACAGAACTAATTGCATTACCATCAGTATCTAAAAAGGTTATACCACCAATATAAAAATTAGTATTTCCTGGAGTAACTATTATAGCGTCTGTTGCATCAGCGGCTCCTCCAGCATAAACAAATCTAAACATTGATCCAGCTATAGGTGCTGGAAGTGTGTATGTATTATCTTGACCACCATCTGGAACAAGTAAAACTCTACCACTATGAGTAGCATTTGTAAGAGTTACGTTACCATCAGATAAACTGACTGGACCATCACCAAAGGTTGATACCTCTGTAATTGCACCAGTTGTTGCGTTTTTACTGATTGTTTTAATTGTACTCTCAGATCTAATAGGACCTGAAAAAGTTGTATTAGCCATATCAATCTCCTTGTCTTGGCTTTGTCGGGTTTATTCCCGTCAAGGTGTATAAACTATAACATAAAAAAAGAGCGACTGTAAAGTCGCTCTTTTAATTTCAAGGGGATCCTTGATTTAAGCTCCTGGAGAGCCAAATACACAACGAGGATCTGATACGCCAAAGCTATATCTTTCTCTCGCCTTATATCTAACATTACCAGTATCGAAGTCACCTTCCATTGATGTTGCAATCCCTGCTCTTTCAAAATGTTTAAAACCATTTGGTGAGTCAGTTTTAATGAAAAATGCGTCTGTATCTGTTAAGAAGTGGTTTACCACATACCCTTCAGGTAACATTCCCATGTTTCTTATTGCATTAACATCATTGTCTGCTGTTGCTGGACGCATGTTACTTGCCATTAATCTTTCAGCTACAAACTGTAAGTTTACTGGAATAATTAACTTACGACCCATTAAAGCAATTTTGAGACCTCTTTCATCAATGAATCCTGAGATATCAATAAGTGATTGTTCTAATGATGTTTCATTTAAGTCCGCCGCAGTTGACAGTTCGTTTCTGAAAGTGCCTCCTCCTGCAGTTGGGTGATCAGTAGCACAAAGCTCCTTACCATCTCCAAAAGTAAAAGTACTATCAAAAGCGTTGTTCAACACACTCGCCGCTTTAACTTGTTTTGTATTAGACATAGATCTTGCTAACGCTCTTGTATATCTGCTTGAAAGTCTATCATAGAGGTTATCCTCAATAGCTTCCTCAGTTATAGCAAAAGCCAAAGCGATTGTTTCATGAGTGTAACGAGCAGTGAAAGATTCGTTCGCAGTATCAAATGAAACGGCGGCTCCCTCTTGTTTCTCTGGTGCAGTACCAAAGCCTGATAACATTACCTCTTCTTCAAAAGCTCTGTCAGAAGTTTCTGTGTCATAAATTTCGGCATGCTCATTGTCATACCTATCGTACTCCAAGCCGAATAGAGCATTTAATCCTGGCTCTAATTCTTTTAGGAGTTGTGATCTTGCAATAGCCATAATACCCTCCTATAAGCCAGTAGCAGTTAAGTGAAAATGAACATTCAATTTCACTAGAAAGATTACTCCAGCTGATGTAACATCAATGTCGTTGAAATCATCTTTGATACCAACTATTCTAAAGTTATCACCTGCTGTAGTCGCTCCTGCAGTAGATACGGCTAATTCACCGATAGATTTACCAGTTGCACCGTTTTCTGATCCAAAGCCAGTACCCTCTGCGTTTGAGTGTACTAGGGCTTGTGCAGTCGCCGCATTAGTTAAGGACGCATCTCCTTGTACTTCAAATATCTGATGCGGATTGTCATAGACAAAAATACTTGCTTCAGTACCTGACTTAATTGAAGATGTTCCAGGATAATGATTATCAAAACGAGGTTTCCCGTTTAAATCAATATATTCACATCCATTCATAACTCCTAAAATTGCCACACTACCACCGTCTGCCGCTGAAACATCGACTAATCCATTTGTTAATGGAATGACCATATCACCTTGAAAAATTGAACTAGATGATCCAGCCGTCGCCGCTGTCTGTACTTTGTACCTTGTCAGCCCCATTGAGTTTGGTGCAGAACCTAATAAGTTATGAGGACGTAAACCAAAAGGGGCATCAATATTTGTCGCCATTTTGTATTCTCCTTCTCATAAGTTAAAATTATTCAGAGCTAGTTGCCTTTGCTCCGAAGGTTACACGACTTTGCCTATCTGGTTTAAGGATAGGCATACTTGGGTGTTGTTCTCTCATCATGTCGTTATCGACGGCATCCATTTGATCGGATGTTTTTTGTTTAAAATATGCGTCTCTTTCGCTTTTTGATTCAAGAGGAAATCTAGCGAGTACCAGACCACCCACACCAATAACTCCAGCATGTTTTCCGTCCTGGATAGTTGGTGCCTCAAAATCTGGGTACTCATCAGCTCGTACTAGGTCAAACCCTTCACGGATTCTGGCAGAAAGATTCTTTTTATCGTCAAAACCCATAACCGAAGTTCTGATCCAACGATGTACGTATCCCTCTGGAGCTGGGGGTGCATCTAAAGTAGATGGTGGTTTCCAAGGTGTTCTACGAGAAGTTTTTTCTCTAGTTACCTCAGTGCGTGGTTTTCTATCTGACATATTGTCTCCCTCACGTTCTAGCTAAACTTTGTTTTTGTTTAGCGTATTGTTGTAATGATACACCAAGTTTCTTTGCGATTGCAACCTCTGATTTTGATAAGGTCACTTTTTTTCCACTTTTTCCTGGATTTGACCTTGTTGCTCCTGCTACTGGTGTGTTTACTACTGTTTTTTCTTGTGTTGTTTCTGTAGTATCAACATCTTGTTCATCAAACTTATGCGGAAAAGCCTCACGCATCTTTGCATCAATAGTTGTATAATACTCATCTGTTAAAGCATATTGTTCACCGTTTGCCCTAACTAATTCATTATGAATACTAAAAGCTGTAAGAGTCATAGGCTCATCTGATCCAAACCATGTATTTTTTTGAGCCCAAGCCTGAGCTTTTGGATGCACTTGTTTTGGTGCTTGTTGTGCTTGTTCTGGTTTAGCTTCTTGCTCTTTTACTTTTTGTTCTCTGTCAACTTTAGCTTTATTCAACCTTTCAGCTTCTACTGCTAACCTTGCCAAGTCTTTATTAATGTTTACTTGAGCATCAACATCTCCAGCAGATATAGCTTCTGCTAGTTTTGTTTTAAGTGTAGATTCTTCACTTGTAACTCTTGCATCATATTCTTTTATATAAGAATCATCAATAGTTTGGCTACGCTCTTGCAGAGTTTTGTTTTCTTTTTGTAAACCTTGAGCATACTCAATCGCCGCTTTTTCACGTCTTTCAGCTTCTCTTAATTTATAGGTCATGTCTTCAATACGTTTTCTGACCTTTTTGCTGTAACCGTCTAACTTGCCTTCGTCTTTTTCCTCTTCAGCTTTTTCAACTTTAGTTTCTTCAGCTTTTTCAACTTCAGGTTCTTCTTTGGTTTCTTGTAAGTCAACTTCAACTTCTTCATTTTCTTCCTCTAAAGGTAAGTCTCTTTGTTTTGCTTCAGCCATTTATTTCTCCTATGTATGCAAAATATCTTCAGGGTTGTTAATTGTTGCTAGTATTTCATCATCATTTAATAATCTTACTTCGCCACCTTCTATACGAAAACGACTTCCAGCATACCTACCAAAAATTACCCAGTCTTTTTCTTTACACCATGGAGTGCTATTTTCACCAAACTTATCTTTGTCTTGGTATGCAAGAGGACCCATTTTTAAAACATAGCCACAAACTGTTGCTAGTGCTTCACGCTCTACAGCTTGATCTGGTAACAAAACACCACCCTCTGTTTTTGCTTTTCCTTTATAAGGCAAAATTAAAATACGCCACCCAGTAGGTTCTGGCATTTTTTCTAGTGATTTTTGTTGGGGTTCTTGTTCTTCTTGTTTTGGAGGAAACTTTTTTTGTAACCTCTTTGGTAATATAATTTTACTCATCTTCCACCTTTTTGAGCAAGAGTTTTACCTCTTGTTGTAATGTTGCAAGTTCTGAGAGTCTAGCTCTCACTTCCTTGT